TCTGGTTAATAGCATAGGAGGTAACTTCCTATGGCCAGTACTTGGGGTTCAAATACTTGGAGTAGTAACTCTTTCGGAAGTGATAATAATATCATTTCTATCACTGGGATAGGTGCAACTTTTTCATTAGGCAATGAATCTTCACAAGCTAATTCAGATGTAATTCCTACTAGTATTCCAATAACTGCAAATCAAGGAAACGAAAATATTGTAATTGCTACTACCGGTAATCCTACTGGTATTGGTGCTACATTTAGTTTGGGAACAGCTGACGCTGGTCCTGACGCAATGGTCACTGGATTAGATACAGTTACAGCCTCTGTTGGAACTGTAGATGCTTACAATATTGAAGGTTGGGGTAGACAACAATGGAATACTTTTGCATGGGGTATTACTGGTTCTCTATTAACAACTGGAGAAGAAGCAACAACTAATGTTGGTTCTATTGCACAAGTTACAGGTAATGCAAATGTAGATTTAACTGGAATAGAATTAACAGCAAATTTAGGAACAGCTTTAGAAATTATAGCGGTAGAAGTTCCTGTTACCGGAATCAATTTAACTTCAAACTTAGGGACAGCAGATGCTGGTCCTGATGCAATGGTAACAGGTTTAGATACTGTTACTGCTTCGGTAGGTAGTGTTGAAGCATATAACTTAGAAGGTTGGGGAAGATACTTCTATGGTCAATTTGAATGGGGTGCTACTGGTGAATGGGAAAGTGTAGAATTAACAGGTATAGCATTATCAGCTAGTTTAGGTGATGAAATTATCACTGCAGATGCTAACGTTGATGTAACTGGTGAAGCAATGACTGCAGAAGAAGGAACCGTGGATCCGGCTCCAGATGCAGAAGTTACTGGTATTGGATTTGATGCTTCTCTTGCTATTGGAACTGTTGTTATTGGAGAGGCAAATGTAACCGTAGTTGGAGAAGGTCTTGCAGCTGGCCTTGGATTAGGTACTTTGGATGCTGTAACCTTTGCAGCTGTAAATGGAATATCTCTATCAGCTAACTTAGGTAGTGTTACAATCTTTGCAAATGCTGATGTAATTCCTACAGGATTTGACTTGACAATGGAATTAGGAACTAATACAAATACTTTAATCTGGAATCAAGTAGATACTGGAACAGCCCCAATAGATCCACCAGGTTGGGTAGAAGTTGCTGCATAATGAGTTTGACAAAAACTCTAATTTTTAGTAAATTTAAACAAATAAGGAATTTAAAAATATGGCAAATTCAACATCAGCTAATTTAAAATTAACAGTACAAGCAACTGGAGAAAATTCAGGAACTTGGGGACAAATTACAAACACAAACTTACTAATTCTTGAACAAGCAATTGGTGGTTATGATGCAGTAGGAATTACTGCAGCAGCAACTTTAACTTTTTCTAACGGTGCTTTATCAAATGGTAAAAATCAAGTATTAAAATTAACTGGAACTATTACTGGAAATAAAGATGTAGTAATTCCAGATAGCATAGAAAAAACTTTCATAGTCGAAAACGCAACTAGTGGTGCTCACACAGTAACGTTCAAAACTACTTCAGGAACTGGAGTAACTTGGTCTGCTACTGACAAAGGCACTAAAATGATTTATTCAGATGGAACTAATGTTGTTGATACAGCGTTTACAGATTTAATATCAGATAAATCTCCGCAACTTGCAGCAGACTTAGATGCTAACGGAAACAACATTTTAATTGATAGTGGTAATTCAATTAATGATGAAAACGATTTAGAACAAATTAAATTTTCAACAACAGCATCAGCTATTAATGAATTTACAGTTAAAAATGCAGCTGCAGGTAATGCACCTGATTTGCAAGCTACAGGTGATGATACCAACATTGATTTAAATTTAACACCTAAAGGTATTGGAAGAGCAACTTTCAATGGTCCAGGTAAAATTGAAAGTGTTGCAGAAAAAGTTACAAATTCAGCAACAGCTGCTTCAGGTACAGAAAACTTTGATGTACTTACTCAAGCAGTTTTAAATTATACTTCTAATGCTTCAGGAAACTGGACATTAAATGTAAGAGGTGATGGATCAAATTCTTTAAATTCAATTATGGACACAGGTGAATCAATTACTATTGCACACTTAGTGCCACAAGGTGGGACGGCTTACTATAACTCATCATTTCAAATTGATGGATCAGGTGTTACACCAGCATGGCAAGGTGGAGCAGCTCCAACTGCAGGTAATGCAGATTCAACAGATGTCTATAGTTATACCATTATTAAAACTGGAGACGCTTCATATGATGTTATTGCTTCTCAAACACAGTTTGCATAATAAAATAGGAGGAGAAAGATTATGCCTTTATTAGGAAGTTTAGGATCAGGAGGATCAAGAGGTTTTGGTTTAACAGCTGGAGCTAGTGGACCTACCGAAATAGAATTTTTAGTTGTTGCCGGAGGTGGTGGAGGCGGATCCACAAATGGCGGCGGCGGAGGCGGAGGAGGTCAATTATCCTCTACTCAAGAAGTTGAAAAAGATGAAGTTATAACTGTAACTGTAGGTAGCGGCGGTTCTGGTGCTCCTAACAGTTCCAGCAGACAAGGAAGCAGCGGAAGTCCTTCTAGCTTTACTTGTCCATCATTAACAGACATTGAAACAAATGGTGGCGGTGGCGGTGGTGGTAACAGCCCTGCTTTATCCGGTGGTTGCGGTGGCGGTGGCGGAAACGGCGGAGGACCCGGTGCTGGAAATACTCCTGCAACAATTCCTTCTCAAGGTTTCCCTGGAGGTTCTGGAGGTCCAGGACAAGCAGGACCATTTGGTTACGCAGCAGCTGGCGGCGGTGGAGCTGGCTCAGCGGGAGCATTTCAGGGTCCCGGTGGTTCAGGTTTAACTAACGATATTACAGGAACTCCTGTTGGAAGATCTGGCGGCGGTGGAGCTTCTAAAGATGGTTCAGCTTTCCCTAGCGGTGGCGATGGCGGAGGAAATGGAATGTTTGGTGGCTCAGGAGGACAAGCCAACACTGGCGGAGGCGGCGGAGGTGGACGACAAAACTCTGGCGGCGGTAGCGGTGGAAGTGGAACTGTTATTTTAGCTATGAAGACTAACAAATATACTGGAACAACAACAGGAAGTCCGACAGTTACAACAGCTGGAGGAAATACTATTCTTCAATATACAGGAAGTGGAAGTTACACAGCATAATGGCACATTTTGCAAAATTAGATGAAAATAATACAGTTATAAGAACTGAAGTAGTATCTAATGATGTAGCTGTAAATGAAGAAGACGGAATACAATATTTAAAAAATTTATACAATGAACCAAATGCTGTTTGGAAACAAACTTCTTACAATACTAGATCTGGTGTTCATCTTGAATCTGACAACGCTACTCCAAGTGCAGATCAATCTAAAGCACTAAGAATGAATTTTGCTGGTCCGGATTATACTTATGATGAAAGTAGAGATGCTTTTATTCCACCAAAACCTTTTCCAAGTTTTACTTTAGATGAAACAACTTGCACATGGCAATCACCTGTACCAAATCCAGGAGCACCGGATAATCATCATCTTTATTCATGGAACGAAGAAACATTATCTTGGATATTAATAGAATAAAAAATAATTTTAGAAAGAAAAATTGAAAAAACTAATAAAAAACTTTGACACAATGTCTTTAAATTTTGAAGAATTGTTTGATTTATTATCTACCCATAATTATGGATCGTCTATGAAAGGAAACCCACCATTAGACTACGTATTAAAGGGAACTTTTGAAATAAATAATATTCAAAAAAATTCTATATTTTTGAATTTAATAAAAAAAATAGTAAATAAATATAATATTTTTGATACTAAATTAGATGCATCTTTATTTACATCTTTTTTGCAAGGTAATGCAGGTAATCCACACAGTGACAAGTACGATGTTATTTTGTATAATTTACATGGCGAAGTTATGTACATAGTGGAAAAAGAAAAGTTTTTATTAAAACAAGGTGATTTGCTTTACATTAAAAAAGAAAATGTCCATCAATCTATTAGTATTACTCCAAGAATTGTTTTTTCTTTAGGAGTACGAAATGATGTTGGATGAGTTTTTTAAAACATTTAAAAGTAACTAAAAAAGCAACAATTAAGGAAAGTCAAGAAGATTTGTGGGACGTTTGTGGTTTTATTAAAAACAAGTCTAATCAAGAATTTAAATTTGATTTACGACCTATAACTAAACATGAAAATAATTTATTGGGTAAAAAAACTAAGACTACAAGTAAAGCGGATAAAATGGTTTTTGATGTAAAAGATAAATATATTCTTGTAGATGTAGAAGAACTTAATAAATATGTGAGAAGAAAAAAATTAAAAAAAGTTTATTTACAAGATTTAATGTTTAATTTAGAATGGAACATAATTATAAAGAAATAATGACTAAAGAAATTTCTCAAACTTGCTGGCCTTTTGAATTGGATACCGTACATGCTCATGCTTGGCAACATGACGTTTTTACTAAAGAAGAATGTAATCAAATTATTAAATATGCAAAAGAAAAAAAATTAACAGAAGCGACAGTAGGTCCTAAATTATCTTTGGAAAAGAAGATTAGAAATAATAGTATATTTTGGATAAATTCAGATCAAGAAACTAATTGGATGTATCAAAGAGTAGTGCATTCAATAATACATTTAAATGAAAAATATTTTAAATTTGACATATATGGATTAATTGAATCTTTGCAATTTACAAATTATAAAGCTCCGGGTCAAAAATATGTAAAACATGTAGATAGAGCATACAATATAAAAACAAGAAAATTATCTGTAAGCATACAATTATCTGATCCCAATGAATATAAAGGAGGGGAATTATTATTATATCAAGATGAAAAACCAGAAATTGCATCTAAAAAACAAGGTTCACTTTGTATATTTCCAAGTTGGACATTACATGAAGTAAAACCTGTTACAAAAGGGGAAAGAAGTTCTTTAGTTACTTGGGTAACTGGCAAAAATTTTAGATAAAATTAATGTTTAATAAATCTATAAAAAGATGATATAAACATATATATGCTACAAAAACTCAATTTTAAACCTGGTTTTAACAAAATGGTCACAGATTCAGGAGCTGAGTCTCAATGGGTTGATGGCGATTTTGTAAGATTTAGATATGGCTTACCTGAAAAAATAGGTGGTTGGCAACAACTTACTATTGATAATGAGACTATTCCAGGAGTAGCCAGAGCTCAACATGCATGGACTTCTTTAGCAGGTGAAAAATACATAGCAATAGGTACATCGCAAGGTTTATTTTTATACTACGGTGAAAAATTTTATGACATTACTCCATTAGATACAGCAATTACTGGAGCGGATTTTGATGCAACATCTGGATCTCCAACGGTTACCGTTAATAAAACCTCTCATGGTTTGTCTAATGGAAGATATATAACATTTGATTCAGTTACTGTTCCAACGGGATCTGGTTATGCAACAACTGATTTTACAGACAATACATTTGAAATATCAAATGTAACAACTAATGCATTTGATATATTAATGCCATCTAATTCAGCCGGTACTACATCTGGCACAGGTTCAGCAGAAATACTTCCGTATATAATAGTTGGTCCTACCTTTCAAACTGCGGGTTATGGATGGGGTACATACCTATGGGGAGATTCTACTTGGGGTACTGAGCGTACAACCAGCAATGTGGTTCTGGATCCAGGCTTCTGGAGTTTAGATAACTTTGGTCAAATATTAGTTGCAACTATTCATAATGGCAAAACATTTACTTGGAATGCAGGCGCATCATCTCCAAGATCAAATAGAGCAACAGTTATGTCAGGTGCACCAACTGCATCAAGATTAACTCAAGTATCTGATAGAGATAGACATGTGTTTCATTTTGGAACTGAAACAACAATTGGAGATTCATCAACACAAGATCCAATGTTTATACGATTTTCAAATCAAGAAGATTTTAACACTTATGCTCCAACAGCAACCAATACAGCAGGAACTTTCAGAGTTGATAAAGGTAATGAAATTGTAGGAGCAGTATCTGGTAAAGACTATACGTTAGTATTAACAGACAGTTCCGCTTATGTAATTCAATTTGTTGGTCCACCATTTACATTTAGTGTAAAACAAGTTGGTACAAACTGTGGTTTGATTGGTCAACATGCATTAACTTATTCTAATGGTGTTGTTTTTTGGATGTCAGGTGAAGGTGGATTTTTTATGTACGATGGTACAGTAAAAGCAATACCTTGTTTAGTTGAAGACTTTGTATTTACAACTACGGGAGATAATCTAGGTATTAATTATAATGCAGGTCAAATTGTTTATGCCGAACACAATACTTTATATAATGAAGTAAATTGGTTTTATCCAAAGTCAGGATCAACTCAAATTGATAGATGTGTTACTTATAACTATGGAGAAAACTGTTGGACAACGTCATCTTTAACTAGAACATCTTATGTTGATGCAGGTGTATTTGATTTACCTTATGCAACTGAATATGATAGCACTGCTACACCTAATTTTTCAATACAAGGTATTACTAATTTATTTGGAGCATCCACTTACTATGCTCATGAAACCGGAACTGATCAAATCAATTCATCTGGTACAACTTCTATTGATGCATTTATTAAGTCAGGTGATTTTGATATATCTGCTAGACAAAGTGCTTTGGGTCAGACAACAGGACTTGCTGATTTAAGAGGTGATGGTGAGTTTATTATGTCTATGAAACGATTTATACCGGACTTTAAAGTATTAACTGGTAATTCAAAAGTAACACTATTATTAAATGACTATCCAAATAATACAGCATCTGGTTCACCACTTGGACCCTTTACAATAACATCATCCACTGATAAAGTAGACACTAGAGCTAGAGGAAGACTACTTGCAATTAAAATAGAAAATGATGCTATAGGTGAGACTTGGCGTTATGGAACATTAAGAGTAG